AAATCCCTGCCTTTGACACCGAGAACCGCATCGGAAAGCAGTTGTTCTACTATCGTGTGTACGCAGCAGGCGTGAAGCATTACCCTTTGCCGGAATACATCGGAGGGAACGCTTGGATTGAGGCAGACGTACAGGTTGCAAACTTCCACAACAACAACCTTCGTAACAACTTTTGGGGGGGATATTTAATCAACTTCAACAACGGGATTCCTACCCCCGAAGAACAGGGGGACATTGAGCGTCAAATCAAACGCAAGTTTTCGGGAACCGACAACGCTGGAAGGTTCGTTGTAACCTTCAACGATGATGCAGCAAAGGCTCCTACGCTGGAACCGCTCACACCGAGCGACATGGACAAGCAGTTTGAGATACTGAACAAGGCCATCCAGCAAGAGATATTCATCGCACATCGTGTAACCAACCCCATGCTATTCGGAGTGAAGACCGAGGGCCAATTGGGTGGTCGCAACGAATTGGTCGAGGCTTACGAGTTGTTTAAGGCAACGTATGTGAACGACCGGGTCCGCAAGGTTGAGCGGATGATTAACTACCTCGGCTCCTTCAATGGCGTGGAAGGGATGGAATTGATACCCGTAGAACCCATCACGGAGCGATTAAGCGAACAGGCGTTGTTGCAGATAATGACCCAAGACGAACTTCGGGAAAAAGCAGGTCTGCAACCGCTTGAGAAACCTGCCGATGTGGTTGGACCTAATCCCCAACCCGATGAGCAACCGCAAGCGGTGGAAGCATTGCAGAGCAACGACAACATTAAGAAACTATCGGGCCGTGAGTACCAAAACCTGATGCGTATCGTGCGCCAGTATATGCAGGAGAAAATCACGCTGGAAATGGCTCGGACGATGCTCTCGGCTGGATTCGGACTATCGGCCCAAGAGATTGATACGATGCTCGGAGTGCAGTCCCAAGAGTTCAGCGAGCCTACTTGGGGCGAAGAAGATGACGAGGACTACGGATGGGGCGATGAAGAGTTTAAGGTCTTGGAGGTCGTTGCAAGCAAGTTTGGAAGCCATGCAGACGATTACCATGTGATGCACTCCAAGCCGATGCGCTTTGACGCAAACATTGACGAGAATATCCGCTTGGCCTTTGCTGAGTTAGGCGAGGAAGAAAAGGAACTGGACAAGAAAATTGAGGCTTACCGCAAGAAGAACCGGGACGCATCGGTTGAAGAAATGGCCAAGGAGTTCGGGGTCAGCAAGGCCAAGGTCGCCAAGCGTATCGCTTACTTGATTACCAAGGACCGCTATCCTATCAGCAGGGCGGTGGACCAAATTGCCGAGCAGAACCTACCCAAAGGCGTGAAGGAGGTTGCCGAGCCTGTCTTGGAGGTCCGCTACAAATACGCTTGGGCAACGGGATTCAGCAACAAGGACAAGAAGTCAAGCCGTGAGTTCTGCAAGGTCATGCTGGACTTGGCCGACCAAGGCAAGGTCTATACCCGTGATGATATTGATGGTATTAGTGCGATAATGGGCTACTCCGTTTGGAATAGGAGGGGCGGTTGGTATCACACACCGAGCGGAGTGAATCGCCCTCAATGCAGGCACGTATGGGAGCAGCAACTGGTCATTCGTAAGGGCAATAAAATCAGCAAGGCATGAAGGCACTATTCATAAGCGAAGAAACGCTGCTCGACAACTCGATAATTAACGAGAACGTCAGTTACACGCAAATCCGGCCAACGGTTGTGAAGGTCCAAGAGATGCGTATTCAGCCGATTGTTGGCTCTGCGTTGTATGGGGAATTGGTAACGCAGGTGGTCAGCGGTACGACTACGGCATTGAACCAAACGCTCTTGGAGGACTACATCCAACCTGCAATGATTCAATGGCTTTACTACGAGTTACCGATGGTCTTGGCGTTCAAGTATATGAACAAGGGCATGGTCCGTAGAACGAGTGAAGAATCATCCCAAATGAGCATGGAGGAAATCACACGGCTGACCGACAAAGTGAAGAACGATGCCGAGTGGTATTCCGAGCGGATAACTCGCTACCTCATGGAAAACCGCAACTCCTATCCGCTTTGGAACTCGCCTCCGTCTGCTCTTGATACGATTTACCCGAACGCTACCAACTACCGAACCGGGATGGTCTTGGACCGCAACAGGCGAATGGGAATCAGCAACTTGGATTACCCCTACCCCTACGGACCGCTTGCTGGTTGTAACGACTGCTAAGATGGGCGCACATAAAAAGAACATACTGAAACTGCAAAACTATGTCATGGATAAAAATCAAGCAGGCTCTCTTGGACCTTGCAAATGCTCATCCTCAGGTAAACTCGTTCGGAACGGGGGACCCTCTTGCGGTAGGCACGGACAACACGATAAACCTGCGAACCCCAAGCCGTGAGCGTATCGTCTATCCGCTCGTTTTTGCGGACGTTCAGTCAGCAACTACTGACGCTGGTACTTTGGACTTGGTGGTTGGGGTTTACTTTTCTGACCGTGTTGAAAGCATTAAGCCCATGGGCGGAGTGGTTTCGGGCAGTCCGACATTGGGTTGGCAGGACAACGAGGACGAGGTCTTGAGCGACCAACTGCAAATCGCTCAGGACTTCATTTCAAGCCTTACAAACGACCCAAGCGAGGAATGGACCCTCTCGTCCAGCGTGAGCCTTACACGCTTCGTAGAGAGCCGTGATGACCGCACCGCAGGGTGGCAGGCCACGATGACCTTTGAGATTCCTTACGGTCATTCAGTTTGTGAAATTCCTACCTAAAAGACATTTACCCTAAAAGACAAATACAATGCCTACACCCATATTGCAACAAATGCTCGGCCAAGGCGGGTCGATGGAGTTCGTTGATGGTTCCGTTACTGGTAAGAACTACGACTTTTTGGTAGTCAACGCAGCAACCGAATTTTCCGCACTAACTGGAACCAATAGCGAGGACCTCCTGACCGCTTATGCCTTGAGCGGCAAAACCGTTTCTGCTGGTATCGTGATTAGCGGAAGGAATGGCGGTAAGATTATTGCCGTTGACGTTTCTTCGGGTTCCGTTATCGGCTATACATTCCTCTAAGATGCTCATCGGCTACGGCTACGGCTACCCAACCAATCAACTGCTTGGCGGTGTCAGCGACCCTGCCTTGACTGCTTGGGCTGCCTTCAACAACAGGGCTACGGCTGACGGGGCTACGGCTGCCGAGGCTGCCGTGAATGCTTGTTTGTTCGTCCGATTCGCTGCAATCTTCAATTTCTAATATGCCGACACCATCGCTGATTTTAGTACCTGCACGATTCAAATCGGGCAAACTCTACACCCCTGTTGCTACGACTTCGGGGGCGTTGGTCTTAGGTGCATCGGGCGACTTCAACGTAACCCGTGATACGACTGCGACCCGTGTCAATGCGAGTGGGTTGATTGAGGGCGTTGCAAGCGGCATTCCGAGGTTGGACTACTTCGGTAGCAGTTGCCCTGCGTTGCTCGTTGAGCCTGCTGCAACCAACTTGGTATTGCAAAGCAGAAGCCTTAACAATGCTGTTTGGTCAGGCACAACCGTTACAACAGTAAAGGACGCAGTTGGCGCAAACGGGACCGCATCAGGGGCCACGACAGTTACCGCAACGGCTGCAAGTGGAACGGTCCTGCAAGCCTTAGCCCACGCATCGCAGAGCCGTGTTTTTTCGGCCTACATTCGCAGGGTGTCAGGTACGGGGGCTATTCAATTAACAACCAACGGAGGTACGAACTGGGACACCGTTACCATTACAAGCGGTTACACCTTAGTCGCATCGGAAGCAAGAACCGTTGCAAGCGGTACGGTAGGCATTCGCTTGGCTGCAAGTGGCGATGTGATTGAGGTTGATTACGCTCAAGGCGAAGTCGGCCCTGTTGCAACATCACGGATTCCAACAACGATTGGCTCGGTAACCCGCAACGCTGACTCTGTAAGCCTATCATCCGTCAGCGGTGTTATCGGGCAGAGTGAGGGGACGATTTACTTTGAGTATTATCATAATACAGCCTCAAATGCGGGTATTAGAAATGTATTCAATTTGGAAGGCAATGTTGCAAGTGTTTTTAATGGCATAAACTTTGCAACAAGTAACAATGGAAACGACTTACAAGTTGCCGTCCAAGTTTCAGGTTCAAGCGTTGTTTCGGGCGGCACTTTTAGCACTTCCGTAAGTGAGGGATGGCATAAGGTCGCTTTTGGTTACAATGCCGCAACAAGTGGCACTTCTTTTTATTTTGATGGCAATTTAATTGCTACACGAACACTAACAAGTATTCCTGCTATGAGTAGAATTGCGGTATTGGCAAGGTCAAATCCGTTTTCGGGTTTTGGTTTAGATAGGCAATTCAACAACCGCATCCGTGCCGTTGCACTCTACACCACAAGGCTCACAAACCAAGAACTCGCAGCCCTAACGACCTAACTATGAATGTCTTTATCATCAAGACCCTTACCGATGGCTACCTTGTTGGCGACAACTACGGCAACACGGCTTATATGACCTTTGAGGAATACGACAAAATAAAGAAGTAACAATGCCCTGCTTCCGTAAACTTTCGTTCCCCTCTGCGAACATCGCAGACCAAATCCTCTCCAAGTTGGACCCAATGGATAGCGTGGTCATCCTCGGCCACCTCTGCGAAACAACGGACGAAGAAGGCAACTGCCTCAAGGTCCGCAAGGAGTTCAGCGTTGACGTGCTATTTCACGCAGACGAGCCAAGCAAACTCGCTGCGCCTTACGTCATTTGGCCCAAGCCTTGCGGTGTCCACGCCTTTGCAGGTTGGGAGGCCCAGTACGAATCCGACTATACTCGATTCAAACCCAAAAGCAAATGAGATTATTCCGTAAACGTAACCCCGAAAACACCCCTAAACTCCCTATTATGAAAGCAGCAGT